CTGGCTGAGTCACCGGACGTAACCACAACCGCTTGACATTTCGTCCGTTCCATTGTCCACTCCCATCATCGAGACGAAACGCGCCCGCCAGGATCACCCTGCGCGGGCGCTTCGCATTTCCCGGCACACTCACCGCGACAATCCCCGCCACGGCGGGTCGTTTCGCATTCCCCCCTCACAGGAGACACCCATGCGCCTCACCATCCTCGCCCTGCTGTCCATCATTGCCGCCCCCGCCATGGCTGACACCGCCTGCACCCTCATCGATCACGGTGGCTATCTCGCCTATGAGCGCGGCTGCACCGCTGTCGATGGCAAGACCGGCGCTGGTTCGGCTTATCTCGACACCGACGCGGACGGCGTGACCGACACCTACACCGCCGACAAGAACGGCTGACGACGAAGGGAAGCGCCATGAGCGACCGGGACGAAGCCGGGCGCTTCCTGCCGGGGAATCGGTTCTGGGAGGCCCGCAGCAGCGCAGGGCCAAACCCCAAGTTCGCAGGGCCGGAGCCTCTCTGGGTTGCCTGCCAGGAATACTTCGCGTGGGTCGAGGAGAACCCGCTGCACGAGGCCAAGGCGTTCGCCTACGAGGGCGTCGTCAAGGTCCAGGCCATGCCGAAGATGCGTGCCATGACCATCGGCGGGCTGTGCCTGTTCCTCGACATCGACGAAACGACATGGCGGGACTGGAAGGTCAATCGGTCGGATTTATCCCCGATCATCTCGCGAGCCGAGGCGATCATCTATCAGCAGAAGTTCACCGGCGCGGCGGCGGACCTGCTGAATCCGAACATCATCGCCCGTGATCTGGGGCTGGCGGACAAGAAGGAACTGAGCGGCGGCTTGGCCCTCACCGTGACGCCCGAAGACGCCAGCCTCTGACCAATGGTCGCGCTCACCGCAAAGCAGCGGGAGGCCAACAGGCTCCTCGCTGGCCCAGCGCGCAACATCATGCTCCGCGGCGGATCGCGGTCAGGCAAGACGTTCATCCTGGTGCGCGCCATCATACAGCGGGCGATCAATGCGCCCGGCTCGCGCCATGCGATCTTTCGGTTCAGGTTCAACCACGCCAAGACCTCGATCTGGTCGGACACGCTGCCCAAGGTTCTAAGCCTGTGCTTCCCGGCGCTGCGGGTAAGGTTCGACAAGACAGACTTCTACGTCGAACTCCCGAACGGGTCACAAATCTGGATTGCCGGGCTGGACGACAAGGACCGGGTTGAGAAGATCCTCGGGCAGGAATACGCAACGCTCTACTTCAACGAAAGCAGCCAAATCCCTTGGCCCTCCGTTGAGACCGCGATGTCGCGCCTTGCCCAGCTCGTCAGCCTCGCGCCAGAGATCGCAAAGGCCACGGGGCGCGAGCATCTGGCGCTGAAAGCATATTTCGACTGCAACCCGCCGTCGAAGCTTCATTGGTCTTACAGCCTGTTCCGGGCGAAGCTGAAGCCGGGCAGCAAGGAGGCGCTGCCAAACCCGGAAGCCTATGTCGAGATGCGGGTCAACCCGTCCGACAACGCCGACAACCTGCCGCCGGAATATTTCGATGTGCTGTCCAGCATGTCGGCCGCCAAGCGGCTGCGCTTCGAGGCCGGGGAATGGGCCAGCGAGATCAGCGGCGCGCTGTGGGCGCTGGAAGACAGGACGGCTCCTGACGGCAAGGCGATGCCGGGTATCGACAGCCAGCGCGTGAAAGAGGCGCCCGAAATGCGGCGCATCGTTGTTGCGGTGGACCCGTCAGGGACGCGCGGCGACGGCGGCGGCGATGACATCGGGATCGTGGTCGCCGGGGTTGGCATAGATGGTCGAGGCTATGTGCTGGAAGACGGCACATGCCAGCTTTCGCCGGAAGGTTGGGGTCGAAGGGCCGTCGCCCTCTACCACCGCTGGAAGGCGGACAGGATCATCGGGGAGCGGAACTACGGCGGCGATATGGTGCGCTTTACCATCGCCACGGCAGACCAGCGCGCGGCCTTCAAGGAAGTGGTTGCCAGCCGGGGCAAAGTGGTGCGGGCCGAGCCGGTTTCGGCGCTCTACGAGCAAGGCAAGGTCAGCCATGTTGGGGTCCACCCCGATCTGGAAGACCAGATGTGCAATTTCACGCCTTCCGGCTACGTCGGAGAGGCATCACCCGACAGAGCCGATGCGCTTGTCTGGGCACTCACCGAATTGATGGTCCAGCCGGTCGGCGGGGTCACTACACAGGAACTCGCACTATGACCGAAGCGGTTGCGCAGCGATCTGCGGCCAGCGCAACCATGCTGGCGGCGGCACTGAAGGGCCGGGCGCTTATGGGCGGTACAACCGCAATGCGTGCGGCCCGCACTACCTACCTGCCCCAGTTCGCCAAGGAAACGAACCCGGCATACGATGTGCGCCTCAAGGCGTCGTGGCTGTTCAACGGCTACCGTAAGACGGTCAAGGACATGACCGGGCGGGTGTTTTCCAAGTCTGTCGAGATCAGCGAGGGCGATGACCGGCTAAAGGAATGGGCTGACAATATCGACATGCAGGGCCGCGACCTGTCCACATTCGCGCGGCAAGTATTCGAGGATGGGCTTGCCGGGCCGGGGGTCGGCTACATCATGGTTGATGCACCGCCGCGCAATGGCACGGTGACGCAGGCGCAGGTGCAGGCCGAGAACCTGCGGCCATACATGGTGCATCTGCGGGTCGAGGACGTTCTGGGATGGCGGGCTGAGACCATCGCCAACGTGACGACGCTGACCCAAATCAGGATTGCCGAGAAGATTACCGAGCGCGACCCGCTTGATGAGTTCAAGGAAACGACGGTAGACCAAATCAGGGTGTTGGACCGGACCGAAACCGGGGTGCAGACCCGCCTCTATCGCAAGAGCGCCAAAGAATCAAAGTGGACGCTGCAAGGCGAGGCGACGGTCAACGCGGACATCACGGAAATCACGGTTGTCCCGTTCTACGCCAACCGGACCGGGTTCTTTACCGGTGAGCCGATGCTGGATGATCTGGCTGACATCAACATTGCGCATTGGCAGTCGCAGTCGGACCAGCGGAATATCCTGCATTATGCAAGGGTTCCTATCCTTTTTCTGGCAGGGGTAGACGACAAGGCCGCTGTGACCATCGGGGCGACTGAAGCCGTCAAGGCAGCCGATCCGAACGCCAAGCTTGCATGGGTTGAGCATTCCGGTGCTGCTATCGGGGCGGGGCGGCAAGATCTGAAAGACCTTGAGTTCCAGATGGAGACCTTCGGGCTTCAGCTGCTCACGGCCAAGATGAACGCGCAGACCGCAACAGGCGAGGCGCTGGACGCAAACAAGGAAACCTCGCAACTCGCCATGACGGCGGACGCCCTCAAGGACGCGCTGGAACAGGCGCTTGAGTGGATGGGCCTCTACGGCGGCTTCGACACCCCTGTGGAGGTTGAGGTCAACAAGGACTTCGGCGTGTCGTTCATGACCGCCCAGGAAATCACCGCCCTGCTTTCGGCGGTGAAAGACGGCGCATTGTCGCGGGAATCGTTCCTCAAGGAACTGATCCGGCGCGGGGCGCTGCGCAGCGAACTGGACCCGGATGAGGAAGCCGACCGGATCGCGGAAGACGACATTGCGGGAAGCGATGTAACTGACCCTGCCCTTGCGGGCTTAACGGGCGGGATGCCCAACAACAGCGGGATGCTGAACGATGGAAATCGAACTACCTGACGTGTCTGCCGTTCCCGAGGCCATCAAGGCGCTCGTGGTTTCTGCGGATGGAAAGAACAAGCTGGACCTGACCAAGCTGATGCCGGTGGAGGACCTGACGGGCCTCAAGACCGCGCTTCAGAACGAACGCGCTGCCGCCGGGGCCTATGCCAAGTTCGGCAAGCCGGACGAACTCGCCAAGAAGATTTCCGACCTTGAGGCCGCTGCGGCCAAGGGCGGGAAAGGCGGCGAGGAAGCGCAAGCCAAGCTGGACCAGCTGAAGGCCGATTACGAGGGCAAGCTGACGGAACGCGACACGCGGTTGAACAACATCCTGCGCAAGGCCGCGAACGCCGAACTTCGCGCGGAGCTGGCCAAGGCGGGTGTCATCCCGGAAGGGCTGGACATGCTGTCCACCTTCGCGGCCTCGCGGATCGCGTTCAACGATGACGGTTCGACCAAGGTTCTGACCGCTGACGGGAAGCCGATGATCGGCACCGGGGCGGACCATGGCGCTACCCTTGCCGATCTGGCCAAGGAGTTGGCGAAGGCATCCCCGTTCCTCGTCAAGGACGCAGGCGCGGGTGGGGGCGGGAAGCCTCCGGGAAGCCAAGGCGGCACGGGCGGGAAGTCCATGACGCGGGCGGCATTTGACGCATTGGACCCCGCTGGCAAGGCGGCGGCCATGAAAGACGGAACCACCCTTACCGACTGACTGCCAGCCCTCCGATGGGGGCCGGACAACTTCAACCCCATCGCTAGGAGACATTCACGATGGCAAATACCCTGACCAACCTGATCCCGACCCTGTACGAGGCGCTTAACGTCGTCTCGCGTGAAATGGTCGGCTTCATCCCCGCAGTTTCGCGTGACGCCAACGTTACCCGCGCCGCTGTCGGGCAAACCGTGCGTTCGCCCATCGCGGCTGTCGCGGCTGCGCAGGACATCACTCCTGCCGTGACCGCGCCAAACGCTGGCGATGCGACGCCGACCTATGTCGACGTGACCATGACCAAGGCCCGCGCCGTGCCGATCCGCTGGAACGGTGAGGAAATGCGCGCCATGGGCACTGGCGACACGCCGCAGGGCCGCAACATCATCCGCGACCAGTTCGCGGAAGGGATGCGCAAACTCGTCAACGAAATCGAGGTTGACCTGTTCGCTTGCGCTAAGGCCAACGCCTCGCGCGCTTATGGTACCGCTGGCACCACGCCGTTTGGCACCGCTGGCGACCTCTCGGACATCGCGCAGCTGCGCAAGATCCTTGAGGACAACGGCGCGCCGACGACCGACCTGCAGTTCGTCGGGAACTCGGCCACCTGGGGCAACCTGCGCGGCAAGCAGAACGTGCTGTTCAAGGTGAACGAGGCCGGGACGGAAGAGATGCTGCGGAACGGCATGATCGACCGCCTGCAGGGCTTCGCGATGCGGAACTCGGCTGGCATCACGCTGCACACGAAGGGCACCGGCACGTCCTACACCGCGTCGGCTGGCGGGCCGTTCCCCATCGGCACCACGTCGATCCCGCTGATCACCGGCACCGGCACTGTGCTTCCGGGCGATATCGTGACCTTCGCCGCGGACTCGGCCAACAAGTATGTGGTCAAGACCGGCGTTGCCGCCCCCGGCACCATCGTGATCAACAAGCCGGGGAACCTGGTGGCGATCCCGAACTCGAACGCCATGACCATCGGCAACAGCTACACCGGCAACTTCGGCTTCGCGCGGCAGGCTCTCCTGCTTGCTCAGCGCCTGCCCGCGCTGCCGGAAGGTGGCGACATGGCCGACGACCGGACCACGATCACCGACCCGATCAGCGGCTTGACCTTTGAAGTCGCGGTCTACCGCCAGTATCGCCAGGTCTACTACGAGATCGCGGCGGTTTGGGGTGTTGCGGCTCCGAACGAAGCCCACGTCGCGACCCTGCTCGGCTAATCCAGCTGACGGGGCGGCTTCGGTCGCCCCTTCTTCTAACGAGGTATCCGCATGGCCCTGATCACCACTCCCGGCGACCTGACGGCCAACAGCTATGCCTCGCTGGTCGAGGCTGCGTCCTATCACACGGCGCGCGGCAATGCGACGTGGACCGGAAGCGACACGCTGAAAGAGGCTGCGCTGATCCGGGCGACCCAATGGATTGACGGTCGTTACGGCGACCTGTGGCCGGGCATCCGGTGGAAGCTTCGCGGGCAGGCGCTGGACTGGCCCCGCGTGGAGGCTTCCGACCGCGACGGCACGGTGCTGGATTACGATACGATCCCGGTTGAAGTGCTGAACGCGACCTGCGAGGCGGCACTGCGGGAACTGGTGACACCGGGCAGCCTTTCGCCCGACGTGACGCCGGGGACGGCCAAGGTGCTGACCGAGGTGAAGGGCATCAAGTGGACACCGCTGCGGGCTTCGGCCAGCGCGAACGATATGACGCTGACCATCACTGCGGTTGACCGCGCCCTGGCCCCGCTGATCGGCGGTGCGGGCCGGGTGCAGGTGTTCCGGGCATGAGCGAGGGGGTTCCGCTTTGGTTTTGCGCTGGCTATAATAACTCGGCCCGGCAGGTGTTGGAGCACCACGTCCGGGCCTATCCGCAACGGATCGTCTGAGGATCGCGTCATGGCTACCAAAGCCCTACCCTCGACCGAGGTTCTTCGTCAACTGCTCTGGTATGAACCGCAGACCGGAAAGCTGTATTGGAAAGAGCGCAGCGTTGCGAGTTTTGTCAGTGGTTCTGGCAGGTATACCGCCGAACGAGCGGCAAAAATATGGAACAGCAAGTATGCAGGAAGAGCGGCGCTCAATAGCGTTGATCCGGGCTTGGGTTATCGCAAGGGCAGCGTGGGGGGTCGAAAGGTGTACGCCCATCGTGTGATCTGGGCAATGCAAACCGGGCAATGGCCCGCCGGGGAGGTGGACCACATAAACGGGGACAGGGCCGATAACAGATTGCAAAACCTGAGGGACGTTCCCAGACGGATAAATGCCAAGAACGCGCGGTGTCGAGCCACCAATACCAGCGGCATGATGGGTGTCTGGCAAATTCGTCAAACTGGCAAATGGCGATCATCCATAACTATTGACGGACGTACGCGCCACTTGGGCTGCTTCCCTTCGTTTGCCGAGGCCAGCCGCGCAAGAAGGGAGGCCGAACTAACACATGGTTTCCACGCCAACCACGGAAGGCAATGACGCATGGAGAACTGGACCGCCATCGCGGCAGAGGTGGCCGAAGCCATCGCCTCGGTCGGCTTCACGGCCTCGCTGGAACGGCAATGCGAGACGGACGGGCCGGAAGGCGGGGCGGAGTATGCCACCGTTGGTCAGATTACCGTCATTGACGACAATATCACGCGGCGCGATGCTACCGGGATGGTGACGGGGACGACGCGGGTGCTGACGATCAAGGGCAATGGTGCCGTGCCGCAGAAGGGCTGGCGCGTGAAGGTCAGGGATACCTGGCACCGCATCGCCGTGGTGAAGCCGCTCGCGCCCGGCGGGGTTGATCTTCTCTACGACATCGAATTGGAGGGCTAGGCGTATGGCCCGCATTCCCGCCGACCTGCAGCGCCAGATCGACGCGCTTGAGCCTGTCATCCGGGAAGCGTTCCTGCGGTCCATCGCGGATATCCGGTCCGAGGCGCAACTGTCGCTGGTGATCGACGCGCTGGAGCGTGGCGATGCTCAACGCCTCATCGCGGTGCTGAACCTTGATCCGGTGCTCTTCGCGCCTCTCGACCGTGCCATTCAGGGCGCTTATATCGAAGGGGGTATCCGGGCATTGTCCGGGTTGCCGGTCTTGCCAGACCCGGACACCGGGGGAAAGTCGTTATCCGCTTCGATGCGCGTAATCCGCGCGCGGAGCGGTGGCTGAGAGACCATAGCGGCAACCTGATCGAGGGGATTATCGCTGACACGAAAGAGGCTGTCCGGGCCGCTGTTGAGGCGGGCATGGCTGAGGGGCGCAATCCGCGCGCTACGGCGCTGGACATCACCGGCAGGATCAACCGGGCCACGGGACGCAGGGAAGGCGGCATTCTGGGCCTGTCCTCGCCGCAAGTGGATGCGGTGATCCGGGCGCGGGCCGAGCTTCTGAGCGGCGATCCTGCGCTGATGCGGAACTACCTGTCGCGGGGCCGCAGGGACGCCCGGTTTGATCGGCTGGTGATGAAGGCGATCAGGGAAGGCCGTCCGGTATCGAAGGCGGACGTTGACCGGATCGTCGGGCGCTATAAGGACCGGCTTCTGGCGCTGCGGGGCGAGATGATCGCCCGCACCGAAACGATGACCAGCCTGAACGCGGCGAAGGAAGAAGGCATCCGGCAACTGATCGACAGCGGCAAGGTGCAGCGGTCGCAGGTCAGGAAGATATGGCGGGCGACCGGGGACGCACGGACCCGCGACAGCCATGCGGCATTGAACGGCGCAGAGGCGGGGATTGACGAGGCTTTCGTGTCGCCCCTGACCGGCGCGCGGCTGATGTTTCCGATGGACGCGAGCCAAGGCGCGCCCGCGAGCGAGATCATCGGGTGCAGGTGCACCTACGAGCTGAAGATCGACTATCTGGCGCCGTTCAGGCGCTGATCACTTGCACAGGAACAGGTAGTCGAAGGTATCCAGGTTGCCCGGCGTCGCGGTGGCGCTGAGATACTTCGCGCCGGGGCAGATTTCCCGAGCCTGCGCGATCATCGCAGCGGTCGGGCGGGCGCCGGACCCATCGGACGAAAACGCCCCTTGTATCGTGACGGTTCGGGAACCGACCTCCTTCACATGGCCGGGGGTGTCTTCCGGGACAACGCAGGCGGCGAGAAGCGGCAGGGCAAGCAGAGCAAGGCGCATATGGTTCCTCCTATGGTGGTGAGATGACCACGTTCACCGCGCAAATCAAGGCTTTTGCCGACCGGACGCAAGAGAAGATCGAGGCGGTGGTCAAGCAGTCGGCGCAGGAGGTGTTCAGCATCGCCCAGACGCCCAAGGCGCAGGGCGGGCGAATGCCTGTTTCGACAGGCTTTCTGCGCAACTCGCTGATCGCCAGCCTGAACGGCTCGACGGTCGGTGGCGGGGCAGATGCCTATGTCCTGGCGGTGGCCGGGGCCGAGTTGGGCGACACGATCTTTGCCGGGTGGACCGCCAACTATGCGCGGTTCATGGAATACGGGACCAGCAAGACACCGGCCAACTTCTTCATGCTGAGCGCCGCGCAACAGTGGGGCGCCATCGTCGAGCGCAACGCCGCGCTGGTGCGGAACCTCTGAGGCAATCCATATGACCGCAGCTGCCATCGGTGCCGCGCTCAAGGCGCGTCTCGGAACGCTTTCGTTCAGCCCCGCGATCCCGGTCGCATGGCCGAACAAGGACTTCAGCCCGGACGGCGACCGCTTCTTGCAGGTCGCCATCGTGCCCGCGCCAAACCAGCGGCTCACGATCCGGGCGCATCATCGCCGCTACGGTTCGGTCGTGGTGACAGTCGCCAGTCGGGTGAACAACGGCAGCGGGGAAGGCGACGGGTTGGCCGATGCAGTTGCCGCCCATTTCCCCGCCGACCTGATCCTCCCCGCGGGCGCGAACCGGCTGCGGATCACCGAGGCTCCGAGCATTCGGGAAGGCTTTCAGGACGGGGGCTACTGGCGGACGCCGGTGCAAATATCGTGGGAAGTCATCGCATAGCCCATTCGCGCCTTGGGCAAGCGCATCATCTGAAGGACGAAAATCATGGGCGATCTGGTAGCAGTGGCAGGCGGTCAACACGCCATCGGCGGGGGTATGACCCACGGCGCGGGTGATTGGACAGAGGCCGACTTCGCCTCGCAGGTCTGGGTCAACGTGGACGGCTGGGAGACGCGGGGCGACCTTGGCGACAGCGCCGAGGAGATCAACACCCCGATCATCAACCGGGGCCGGAACGTCAAGCAGAAGGGCACCTTCGACGCGGGGTCGATGGAGAATTCCTTCGCCTATGTGCCCGGCGATCTGGGGCAGTTGGCGGTTATCGCAGCGTCGAAGACCCGCTACGAATATGCCTTCCGCAACCAGTTCGGCGACACGCCCGCGGTGAAGACCAGTCCTGTCACCATCACCGTCGCGTCGCCGGGCGTTGTGACATGGGCCAACCACGGGCTGTCGACCGGCACGGCGATTGTCTTTTCGACCAGCGGCACGCTACCGACAGGGCTTACCCCCGGAACGACGTATTACATCACGTCGACCGGCGCGAGCACCTTCACGGTTTCCGCGACCAAAGGCGGTGCGGCCATCGACACGACTGGATCGGCTGGCACGGGCCACACCGCGACGACCCAGCCGACGCCGACGACCGAATATTTTACCGGCAAGGTCATGGGCGCCCCCATCGCGGGGGGCGACGCCAACTCCATCCTGATGCTGAGCGAGACGATTGCCGTCTGCTCCAACGTCGTGCTGGTCCCGGCGCTCGGCTGATGGACATCCTCACCCTGAAACGCGACCTGCCTGCCATCGAGGATGGCCGGTGGGTCGACAAGACCGAGCTTGAGGGCCTGCTGGATATCAAGGTCAAGGTCAGGGGCTACGGCTCCCGCTTCGTGCAGGAGCGCGATCAGGAGCGGAAGCGGGCGCTGCCGCCGGAAGATATGAAGGACGGCAAGCCCACCGAGGCCGCGCTTGAGCGGCTGGGGCTGGCGATGTTGCAGGATGTCTTTGTGGACATCGAGGGCATCACCAGCGCGGGCAAGGCGATGGGCGCGGACGAAGTGCGCGAACTGCTGGCCGATCCGGCCTTTGAGCCGCTGGCGTCCCTCGTCATGCGGACCGCTTACCTGGTCAACCAGTCCCGCGTTGCCAAGGCGGAGGCGCTTGGAAAAAACTGAGTAGCCTCGTGCTGTGGCACTTGCAGCACGGGGCTACCGCAAAGCTTTACCGGGACCAGTGCATCGAGCGTGGCGTCCCGGTTCCGGGCTACCTGATACCTCCTGTAGCTTTGCCCGGCGTTGAGGCATGGTTCTCCGCCTTCTGGGAATTGCGCACCGAACGCCACTTCGCGGAAGGCCCGATCCCGGCCTCTGCAATCCGGGCCTATCCCATCGCGCCGGGTGAGGCGGACATCTTCGCCGACGTGATGCGGGCGGCGGACGCGGCCCTTCTCGAATTCATCAGCAAGCCGCCGGAGGAGCGCAAGTCGCTGCCTCCGATGTTGCCGCCTAAAAGGAAGCCTGCCTGATGGTCGATATTGCCCAGCTTGGTATCCAGATCGACAGCAAGACCGCCATCAAGGCGGTTGGCGATCTGGACGACCTGGCCCTTGCCGCTGGCCGGGCGCAGGACGCGACGGACGACCTCGGCGCCTCATCGAAGAAGATGACCCCCGCCCTCGGGGGCGTGGCGAAGGGCGCGGCGGCGGTGCGGAACAACAGCCGCATGATGGCGATGCAGTTGTCTCAGGTGGCGCAGCAGACCAGCGCCACGGGGAACTTCGTGCAGGCGCTGGCGATCCAGTTGCCGGACATGGCGATGGGGTTCGGCGCGGTCGGCATCGCGGCTGGCATTCTGGCGAGCGTGGCGCTGCCTGCGCTGGCGAGCATGTTCGGCAGCACGGAAGACGCTGGCAAGGCGATGGCCGACACCCTGTCGGATATGTCTTCTGCCGTTGATGCGTTCGTCGCCTCATCCGATGCCGCCGCCGAGCCGATGGGGCGGCTGATCGAGAAATACGGACGCATGGCGGATGAAGCGCAGCGCGCGCTCGCCGCCCTCGCCGCTGCGGATCAGTTGGCGGCGGTGGACCAGATCAAGACGGCCATCGACGAAGTGACGCAAAGCCTGTTGCAAACCGTGACAGCGCGGGAGGCTTTGGTTGACGGCACCGCAACCCGGCAGTTGATCGACGAATTCGGGATGCTCCATTCGCAGGCCCGTGCGCTGGAAAGCGCTCTCGGCGCGCTGGAAAGTGCCAAGGGCCTTGAAGCGCAGGTGGCCGCTGCGATGCGGGTCATGAATGCGCTGGACGATGCCCGCGACAGTGCCGGGAAGCTGCCGCCGCCCCTGCAAACCGCCTACAATGCGGTTGCGGCCATCGTTCCGAAGGCGGCGGAGGCAAACAGCAAGATCGACCAACTGGCTGGCCTGCTGCGCCTCGCGGCGGGGGCGGCGGATGCGGCAGCGGCGTCAGTTTCCGGCATCGGGAACGCAGCCTCGGGAGCCTATGGCGCCGTCTCCTCCCTCACCTCGAAGATGTGGGAGCTGGCGCAGGCCAAGGCCGCTGCCGTCGCTCCTGGCGGCCTTGCGAGATCGGGGGATGACGGTCGCGGCGGCCAGCGCAAGACCGTTGCCGGGTCGCGGACGGTGATGCCCGATCAGCCGTGGATGGACAAAGGCGGCGGGGGCGGTGGAGGCGGGGGCGGTTCCGACAGCTTCATGGACGACCTGAAATCGCTGGTCGAGGAGCAGCGGTCGGAACTTGAGGTGCTGAAGGCCTGGTATGAGGAGAAGCAGGCGCTTCTCGCCGATGCGCGGGCCAAGGAATACCTCGGGGAGCAGGGCCACAAGGAAGCGCTGATCGGTCTTGAGACCGAATACATGGAGAAGTTGCGCGCCCTGCAAGCCGAGACGCAAGGCAACCGCCTCGGGCAGATGGCGAACTTCTGGGGCGCCATGCAGAGCATCGCGGAGAGCGGCGGAAAAGGAATGGCAAAGGCAGCGGCGACCTTCGGGGCCGTCGAGGGCACGATCAACGCATATCGGGCCGCGCTGCAAGCCCTGGCCGACCCCAAGATTGGCTTTTGGGGCAAGGCAGCGGCCTATGCGTCTGTTCTGGCCGCTGGCCTCAAGGGCGTGGCAGCGATCCGGTCCGCCGGTGGCATCGGTGGCGGGAAAACCGCCGGAGCCGTCCCTGCCCAAGGCGCTACCGCAGCCGTCGCCCCGCAGACCCGTCTGATCGTGCAGGGCATCCGCATGGAAGACATCATCACCGGGGAAATGCTGATGAACATCCTCGGCAAGGAGTTCGGCGCCCGCAACGTGGCGTTCGTCCAATGAGCAATATCCACATCGTCGCAAATGCCTCCCCGACCTATGCGGAGAACAACGCCCAGCCAATGGTCATGTGGGACAACCTGCTGGCGCGCGGCACCCTGACAGACGGCGCGCTGCCCGCCGATGCTCCGCGCCTGAACGCGGTGGACGAGAACACCGTGGATTTCTGGCAGCCGACCGTGGCGGCCACGCTGCGCACCACCCTGTCAGGCCCAGAAGCGGCGGACTGCGCCTTCTTTGCGGCCCACACGCTGGCCGGGTTGACGGTGAAGGTGCAATACCACAACGGCTCGACCTGGGTTGATCTGGCAACGGTTGTGCCTGCGACGAATGAGCCGTTCCTGATCGTGTTCCCGACCACCACCGCAACGCAATGGGGCGTGTCGGTGAGCGGGGCCTGCATAGTCGGGGTGGCGTGGGTTGGCCCCCGGATCGTCATCCCCGGCGGCGTGGTGCCGGGCTATACCCCGGTCTGGGCGGCGCGCGAGGTCAGGAAATGGGGCGGCGGCACCCGGCGCGGCCATTGGCTGGGCCAGCGCGTTGACATGGTGACGGCGACCCTCGCGCCTCAGTTCATGCAGGTGCCTTACGACTTCTCGGCGACCACTCTCAAGGCGTTCCGCGCCCGCTATAACGAGGGGCGGGCTTTCGTCTTCGCCGCCGCACCGAGCGTCTTCCCGGACGACTGCGCCTATGTCTGGGCCGAGGATGGCGAGAGCCTGCCCGCGCCGATCAGCGCCGGGGCGGTCTACACCGACCTGTCGTTCAACGTCACCGCCTACTGCGAGCCTTGAGCATGGCGCGAGAGTATATCTTCGAATGGATCGAGATCGACATTCCGCTCTGCGGGCTGGTCTGGGGCACTCTCCCTTGCACCGCGGCCCTTGGCGGAACCGTCACCCGGAAGTGCTGGAACCTTCGCCACGACTGCGCCGCGCCGCTGGCCTATGCCCCGTCCGCCGTCCTGACGTTGAAATTCTTCAAGGATGGCCCGAAGCCGAAGGGCTTCAAGGGCTTCCCGGTCCTGTCTGGCGTCAAGGTTTCCTCGCCCACGGTGAACATCGCTGGGTCAGACCCGGAAATGTCGGACCTCGGGCGGCTCGCAACGCTGGACTTCGATCTGGACGACTTCACCTATCACGAGCGGGGTATCGACCCCTATCAGTCGGAGCGGGTGAGCGGCGCGGCGCAACTGTCTGGCGTCGGCTATCTGCCGGAGGCGCGGGGCACGTTCCTGAACAAGCTCCGGGCGCGCTGGCCCTATTACGCCAAGGCCGCCTGCCGATATTCCAAGGCCTACCTTGAGAATGACGCGCTGAACACGGTCCAGACCCAGAACTTCGTCCTGGCGGAAATGGACGGGCCGAATGACGGCAAGGTGAGCGTGTCGGCGACCGGGGTGCTGGACCTCGCCAATGCCAAAACCGCACTTTGCCCCAAGCCATCCAAGGGTCGTCTGGTGCTGGACATCACGGCGATTGCCACGACCTTCGACGTGACGCCCGTGGGAATCGGCGCGGAGTACCCGGCCAGCGGATGGGTTTGCATCGGGTCGGAGATTTGCTCCTTCACCCGGTCGGCGGACACATTCACCGTTGTGCGGGGAGACAGCGGGACGGTCGCGGCCACCCACACGCAGGGCGACACGGTGCAGCTGGTCTATGCCGTTGACGGGCTGCGCATCGACGCCGTGGTGAATGATCTGGTGCAGAACTACACCGAGACGCCCGCAGGCTATCTCGATGCGGGCCAGATCGCGGCGAACGCGGCGGAAGTGGACCGCTGGGGGGCATCCATCCTCCTCAAGACCAAGGTGACCAGCCCAACGTCCGTTGCGAAGCTCCTCGCCGAACTCAGCGACTTGGGTTGCACGATCTGGGAAGACGAGTTCGCGGCCAAGCTCAAGATCAAGATGAATGCGCCGGTCGATCTGGCCGTTGTTCGAAAAGTGACAGACCGGAAGGCGAAGTCGATCACTCAGGAAGACAACGATGCGCAGCGCCTGACACAGGTCCTGTTCATGCACAAGCGCCGCGACCCGACCAAGAGTCTTGAGGATGACAGCAACTACGAAGTGAAGATCCTCACCACCGACATCCCGACGCTGAACCTATACGGTAACGTCGTGAAGAACCGGACAATCCGCACCCGGTGGCTGGACCAGGGTGACGAAACCACGGTTGCGATTGCGTCCCTGCGGCTCTTGGCGCGGTTCAAGCGGGCACCGAAGCGGGTCCGGGTCAAGGTTGATGCCGATGAGCGTGACGTGCGCCTGGTCGACGTGGTGCAGGTCGACAGCGATGAACTGGCTGACGGCGATGGCCTGCCGAAGACCAAGTACATGCAGGTCATCGGGCGCAGTGAACCCGCGACTTATCATGATGTCGAAATGCTGCTGCAGGCATTCGGGTTCGAAGGCCGGTACGGCTACATCGCGCCGGACACCGTGACCAACACCTACGACATCGCGACCGATTTCGAGAAGGCGAACTACGCCTTCATCGCCCCCGACACCGGCGTCTTTGCTGACGGCTCCGAAGCTTACAAGGTGATATGATGGCAACCCATCGCGACATTGCATCGACCGAAACCGACCCGCTCGCGCCGATTGTCGCGGCACTGATGAAGGCCTTCGCGGGCAATCTTCCAGCGGCACTTGAAGCTGTGTCAAATGCCCCAGTCAACCAGACGCACTGGCACCCCTATAACAAGGTCACGAACGGCGATGCGAACACCGGGCTGATCTACGACTTCGGGGTGTCCGGCGCGGTGGCGAATGTCGACAGCCCGGATTTTGCGGACGGATACGAATACCGGTTCCTGCTGGATCGGGTGGTCGGCGGCACAACCACCACACTCAACATCGCCCTCTATCGCGAGACGGATGCCGCCTACGGCTCGGCGATTGGTGTTGGGCTGACAACCAGTGGCAACACCGATTTGTCCGGCCATGTGACTGTCAATCGCCCGCGTATTGCGCGGGTGGGGCATGCCGTGGAGTGGGCAGTAGGTCGGACAGGGATCAACGGCTCTGACACCACGAACGTAGCCGGGGCGGCGCTGTGTGTGCGCGCCGCGCAGAAAAGGCTGCGCGCACGTTTCTCGTGGTCCACGGGCAATATCGGTGGCGGGAAAATCTACATGGAACGGCGCAGGTATATCGGATGACCTGCCCCGCCACCCTGACCATCAACGCCTCGGGCGACTGGGCCGCGACGACCATCGCGACCGACGAGAACGGCACTGCGCTGGACTTGACCGGCTTCACGGCCAGCATCGGCGATGTGACCGGCGAACTGGCCGGGGCGCTGGCGGTGACGATCCCGAACCCTGCAGCAGGTCAGGTCCGGCTGGCGCTGACATGGCAGGGCGCATGGGCCTTGGGCCAGCGCAGGCTTGGCACAGCGCGGGTGCTGCTGGTGAACGGGACCGATGAGAGCGGCAGTGTCCCCTTCGCCGTTGAAGTGAGCGGGACAGGCATCCGGCTTGTCGTGCCGCGCGGCGCAGATCAAGCCTACGCCTTC